GGTGTTTGTGATACACACCGAAATTTTGACTTTTTGGTTTAGAAATTTTGAAAAAAAATGAAACCAGGTGATATTATGAGTAATCCTGAGTTATTAGCTGAAATTGAAAGGCTAAAAGCAGAATTTGTCAACGCAGACGAGGGGAAATTAAGAGCTTTGGAAGGATTGATTGAACAGGCTGCGTATGAAAGAATATATCTAAAGCGCTTAAATGAGCAGGCAATTGTTTCCGGATTGATAGAATTTCATCCGGAAAACGCTAAGCTTCAACGGACATTACCGATTTCCAATGCAATAGCAAAGCATTCCGCGGCTCTCACAAATATCATGGATAAGCTTATGAAGCACCTTGCAGTTGAACAGGATGATTATGACGATGCCCTTGACGAGTATGAATAAACTATACGATAAATACCCAGGTTATCTTACTGAGTATATGGCTAAATGTGAGAGCGGAGAAATACTCATTGGTCAAGAGTTAATGCAAATGCTCAGCATTATGGCTGGATATTTGGAAAGGCCGGATGCGCTGTATGATACTTTTCAAAGTGAGATAATGTTTGATACTGCTGATTCTCACAAACGGATTAAATTCATAGAAAAAGAATGCAAACATTATGAGGCTCCCTTCGCAGGGAAGCCTTTTATTTTGACTTTAAGACAGAAGGCTTTTGTTGAAGCATTTTATAGTTTTAAGATATTTGATGAAGAAATAGGCAGATGGGCAAGGTTATACCAGGAATATTTAATGGTTATAGGCCGTAAGTGCGGGAAGTCTCCTTTTGTAGCAGCAATGGATCTAGCAGAATGGTTTTGTGGAGAGATGGGAACAAAAATTCTTTGCGCATCGAACGATTATTCACAGGCCGATATCATGTTTCAGGCGATCAATGCAATGCGCGAAGAAAGTCCAACGCTGGTAAAGGTCACAAGAAAAAATGTCAAAGGTATGTTTTTTGGAAATCCGAAGCAGAAGAAGAAAAAAGGGAAATTCAGTTATCAAAACAAAGGTTGTATAGTCAAAATATCAGCAAAGACAGGAGCTAAGGAAGGCAGAAATATAAAAGTTGGGTCAGTTGATGAGGTTCATGAGATGAAAGATAACAGCTTGGTTATGCCTATCCGCCAAGCATTATCAACTCAAGATGAACCTATTTATGGTGAAATAACCACAGAAGGGTTTGTACGAGACGGATATCTTGATGAAAGATTAAAAGAAGCCCGCAAGGTATTACGGGGCGAATTGGAAAGGCCACGATGGTTAATCTGGTTACATACCCAGGATAGCGAGGAGGAAATTTGGCAGGATGAAAAGTCTTGGGTTAAAAGTAATCCTGACCTGGGCGTTATAAAAAAGTGGAGTTTTTTAAGGCAGATGGTTGAAGAGGCAAAGACATCATCTGCAACAAGGGCTTTTGTGCTGGCAAAGGATTTTAACTTGCCACAATCAGCATCAACCGCTTGGCTGCCTCAGGCGCATATAGTTAACCTTGAAACATTTGATCTAGATGAATTTACCGGTGCTTTTTATATATCCGGAAACGACTTTGCAGAAACAACAGACTTGTGCGCATCAGCTATATTGCTCAAAAAGCCGGACGACAAAAAGACGTATTTTCATACGCACTATTGGATACCTGAAAGTAAGCTGGAGATGAGCCCTGATGATGTTGATTATAGACAGTGGGCAAAAGAGGGCTGGCTTACTATTGTAGAGGGTAATGCTGTTAATAGCTCAATCGTGGCTGAATGGCATTATGAGTTGTTAAAAGAGTATGATCTTAAGCCATTTAAAAGCGGTTATGACAATAGATTTGCCAAGGATTTTCAAAATAGGTATATAGACATATTTGGAGACAAGATTACAATTAACATTCCCCAAGATTTTAAAGTATTAAACAATCCTATGCGAACACTAGAAGCAGACATGAGGGATAAATTAGTAATTTATCAGAATAACCCTGTTTGTCACTGGTGTTTTTGCAATACTGGGATAGCCTTAGATAAACTTGGTCGGATCATGCCAGCAAAAATGGAAACAAGCAAAAGAATAGACGGCACTGTTGCAAAAATTATAGCTTATGCAACACTTGAATGGCACCGTTCCGAATTCATGAGCTTAATTAGATAGAAAGTGGGTGATAGCTTGGGTGTTTTGCAGTATATAAAAAACATTTTCAAGGGCAAAGAAAGTAAGTATTATGCTTGGTTGACAGATGCAACACCGATATTTACAAGTTTTGGACATGATATTTATATGTCTGACTTTGTGAACAACGCAATAGACCGGGTGGCAAGTGAAATATCAAAAATTGAAATCAAAAGCGTTGTCGAGCGCGGAGATACAATTGTAGTTCAGAATGATGATATAACCCGGCTGTTTAGGTGCAAACCTAACCCATTACAAACCACTTCGGACTTTTTGGCTAATGTGGAATGGCTTAGAAGGAAGTTTTGTAATGCATTTATATATCCTCAATATGAGATTGTTGAGGTAAATGGTAGGACTTTTAAAAGATACCTTGCTTTTTATCCATTGAAACCATGTGCTGTTTATATAGGCGTGAATAACGGTAATGTTTGGGAAATTAAAATGGATTTTGAGGATGGATCAAGTTTTACGTTACCGTATTCGGAATTAATACATCTGAAATGGCGCCGGGGAGCCAATACAATAATTGGCGGCGGGGATGATTATGGACGAACGAATGATACTGCAATATACCGAGTTATAGATGCATTAGATAAAACAATCCAAGGGCTGCCAAAATCAATTAAAGCCAGTTTGCAAATTAAGGGTGTATACCACGCAAAGACATTGGCAGATGCAGACAGGATAAAAAAATTAAGAGATGAATTTGAAGATCATATATTCACAAGCAAATCAGGAATGATAGCAACGGATTTAGGAGGGGAATTTACACCTGTTAATATTAATGTTCCAAACATTCCAGATTCAGTTTTAAAATTTTTAAAAGCAGTAATACAAGAACGCTATGGTGTTTCAGCTGCTATTTTATCCGGTGACTATAAAGGAGAGCAACACAGTGCATTTTATCAGACAGCAATTGAAGATTTTATAGTTCAGTTTGAACAAGCTATGACCGGAGGATTGTTTACCGAGCGTGAACTTGATGTTGGACACAAAATAAAGTGCTACTACAGCAAGGCCAATTATATGTCCACGGATGATAAAATCCAACTTGCCAATATTGCAAAAGAGACCGGAATAATGACACTAAATCAAATAAATGCAATGTTTGGTATTGAGCCTTTTGAGCAAGGCAACCGAAGGTTGCAAAGTCTTAATTATGTCAATATAGAGAATGTTGACGAATACCAAAAAGGAAAGGCGGGGGTAAATGATGAAGGAGAAAGCGGAGCGCAGACTGATTGATATAAGAGCAGCAGAAGGCGTAGATGGTAAAATGGTTATTGAGGGATATGCCATTACGTACGATAAACCAGCAACTCATGAAATAGGTGGCCGAAAATTTACTGAGACAATAAAACGAGGGGCACTGGATAAAACAGATATGAAAGATGTGCCTTTGCGTTATAACCACAACGACAGCGTAATGATAATGGCAAGAACCCGAAACAAATCATTACAGCTCATTAAAGATGATATTGGACTTAAGATTATCGCAGAACTTTTGGACACTCAAAGCAACAGGGATTTATATAAGGCAATAAAAGAAGGGCTTATTGACAAAATGTCATTTGCCTTCACCGTTGCAGATGGTGGTGACACTTGGACATTCGAAAAAGATGAAACCAAGAGAGATGTAACAAATATTGCTAAATTGTGGGACGTATCGGTTGTGGATACACCGTTTTACGATTCCACTTCAATATATGCGCGGAGCCTTGAATTGCTGGACAGTGAGAAAAGGCGGCTGGATAGCTTGCGCGAAAAAGAACTTTTAAAGCAAAAAATTAAGCTCAAAGCAAAACTTTAAAACCAAAATTAACGAAATGGACCAAAAGGTCCTTTTTTAATGCAAAAATGAAAGGGGAATTGATATGAAGAAGAAACTTTTATCACTCCTGGAGAACAAGAATGCCAGGAAAGCAGAGATAGTTGCCAAAGCAGAAAAAACAGAAAGTGTTGAAGAATTGAGGAACCTTAATGCCGAGCTCGATACGCTTAATGAAGAAATCCGCAGCCTTCAGGAAATGATTGATAGCATGCCTGACGATGATAATGAAGGCGAAGGAAAAGGACAGGAAGAGAGAACAAAGGTTGTCAACAGCCAGATTCCCGGCATAATTAAAGCTGCATCTGAAACCCGCAAGGGAAAAGACGAAGAACAGATGGAATACCGCAAAGCATTCCAGCAGTTTGTAACACGCGGAATACCTATTCCGTCCGAACTGAGAACCGATGAAGTAACTAATACTGACCTTACAACTGCAATACCTGCGCCGCTGGCGAATCGTATTGTAGAAAAACTTGAATCAACCGGAACGATTTTGCCGCTGGTTACGAAATCGGCATTCCCGGCAGGAGTAAAGATCCCGACATCATCCGTCAAACCTGTTGCAACATGGGTGGGCGAAGGCGCCGGATCTAATAGGCAGAGAAAGACAGTCGCAACAAGCATTGATTTTACACATCATAAGTTGCGCTGTGAAATCGCAATGACACAAGAGGCTGCGACAATGGCCCTGCCTGTATTTGAGGCGACATTTGTCAGACAGGTATCTGAGGCCATGACAAAAGCGATTGAAAGCGCAATAATTGGAGGCGCAAAAAATGCATCAGGTAACTTGGTTGGTCCGAAAGGTATTCTTAACGAAACTCCGCCAAATGGGCAGGCTCTTACTGCAAAGGATATTAACTATAAGCTTTTGATAGATGCTGAGGCTGCATTACCGCAGGCATACGAAGCTAATGCAAGATGGTGTATGACTAAAAAGACATTTATGTCATTTATCGGCATGGTTGATAATAATGGGCACCCCATTGCTCGTATTAATTATGGCATCGGAGGCAGACCTGAACGGACGCTGCTTGGTCGTGAGGTTGTGCTTTGCGGAGATTATATGGATAGTTTCAGCGCAACGCTTGGGCTGAACACGATCTTCGCATTCCTGTTCAACTTCAGCGATTATGTATTAAATACCAATTATGACCTTGGAGTACAGCGTAAGCAGGATTGGGATACTGAGGATTGGTTGACAAAAGCTGTTATGGCTTGCGATGGTAAAGTAATTGACAAGAATTCTCTTGTAACAATTGCAAAATCGAATTAATTAGGCGGTGGTTGAAATGACCAACGAAGAATTATTGATTGAGTGTAAGGTAGGGTTAAATATACCGATTGAAAGTATGGATTTTGACGGAATACTCAATCAAAAAATTGCCGCTGTGAAAAATTACATGAGGCGCGCGGGCGTGAAAGACGAAAACATGGATCCGGCAGTCATTGTTTTGGGTGTAACGGACTTATGGAACACAAATGCCGGGGAAGTTAAATTTTCCCCGGCATTTGAATCTCTCGTTGTCCAATTGCGGGGTGATTGAGTGAGGAAAGATAAAATAATATATCTAATAACCGAAACAACAACAGAAAACACAATGGGCGATATTATAACAGAAAAGTCATACCGCAAAACGTTTGCTGCTAAAAAGTCTATAAGACAAAGTGAGCATTATCAAGCTGGAGCGAATGGACTAAAACCAGAGTTTACTTTTATTATATGGACACGTGAGTATAAAGGCGAACAATGTTTAAAATTTGAAGGAAAAGAATACTTAATAATTAGGGTATATGAACCTAATAGTGAAGAAATTGAGTTAGTCTGCCAGGGGGTGGTCAACCGTGCCATTACCGCCTAGTGTAACCAAGATAAAAAAGGACGGCATCGAGTTTGTATCCAATGTTGACCGGGCTCAATATACAATTCAGGAGCTATCCCGCGCAGCACTG